TATTATTATCCGCATCTCGGATTACATTTGTCAACGCAATGATCTCGTCATAATTGTTAATAGCGCATTCGGGGTGATATTCCAAAATATAATTTTTATTCAAATCAACATTGAATTTTTGTAGATATTCTTCGTCTTCCAGGTCTTCGTCGTCATCACCAACGCTTTCATCATCATCGCCATCATTTAATCCGCTTTGTTCTAAAGTTTTAGATGTTGCTAAAGCCATTTCGTCATCGTCTTCATCATCATCCTCATCATCTTCTTCAACATCATCCTCACTTTCCTCAACAACAACATCTTCTTCCTCATCATCGTCGGAATCTTCTACTTCTGTCATTATTTTTTTGATACTTGGTGCGTCATTATCTTCTTCCTCTTGTTCATTTTCGGATAATTCATTCTCAGATTCCTCTGCTTCACTTGAATAGTTGTCATTATCGTTTTCGTTATCACTCATCTTATTTATATTTACTAAATATTCTTTAAATAAAATAAAAATCAATTTTATTTTATTTTTGTATTGTTTTTGTTTTTCTTTCTTTTTCTCTTTAATTGTAATATGAATCATCAAAATCATCTATTCCCGATTGATATAATAAATCTTTCCCCTGTTTAAAACTCATATTCGGGTCATTAATTTTAATAAAACGTTTAATCTCTTGTAAACTTGAATAATAAAAAAAATCACAATCATTACCAGACCACCACAAATCGTCTCGAATCACATATAAATCACTACAACACGGAATCAAAATACAATGAACAATATTTGAAAATTTCACCCTTTTTTTTTGAAAGGGTACAAAATCACAAAAAAATTTTTCCAATAAAATATCCATAATTTATTTTATAAAGTATCAACTAGTAAAAGTAATCATTTATGTCTAAATGATAATTTATTGAAAATATTAAAATCGTCGTTTTATTTCATATCCTCGGTTTTCCAAACAGTGTCACATGTGGAACACAAATAAACATAGCGCATATTAACATCGTCATAACGAATATAAATAATTTCGCGCTCCTTATCCTTTTTATTGGTATCGCAGTTTTCATTTGGACATAATATTTTATTTACACGAGGTAATGTCGGGTCTAATTTGGTGTATTTATTTATAAAATGCGCAAATTCTTGTTCGTTTTTTTTAATATGAGTTTTTAAAATACTTACACTGTCATTTGTAATTAAATTGTCTTCATTTCCGCAATTACGACAATAATAAATTAATTGATTCGTATTTTCACTATCTATACGAATATAATACATATTTTGACATGTACTACAGAAATGCATCCTTTATATTGTTATAAAATATCTTTATATTATTTTATTTGAAACCAATTTAAAACAAAATAAATCAATTTTTATTTATTTTATGCGTTTTGATTTTTGCCGGATTTATAGACTATAAATCACGTCTAAATATAAGGCTAATAACATGGGAAATTGCCAGGTGGAAAATAATGGTTTATAAGTGTCTTTTTTGAAAACCACAATATCTATAAAGACGTAAAAACTAATTAGGAGTGATACAAGCAATACAAATTTGAATATATTACTCAAAAATACCGGAAACATTTTGTTTCCGTTTCCACTTGTAGTCGCAGATGACATATATAGTATCATACTAAAATAAATATGTCACATCTAATTATTATATTTTATTTTTCACATGACTCTACCGCCTTTTTTTCTAAACTCACGCATTTTTCCACACAATCTCGGAATTCCTTGTATAATTTCTCATAATCAATGACCACCGACATATTGTAAAGACTCATCGTTATTTTTTCAATTTTAGGATATTCTTTTTGTTTTTCTTCCAAGAATGTCCGTATTTCTTCACGATTTTTTAAAAAATTATCTAGAACATTCGGATAAAAACATTCGAATTTTTCCATATATACCCCCGAATTTTTATTCAGTATTTTTAAAACCGCTATATCAATGTTCTTGTATTGAATGATTTTATTATATTTTGAATAATCATGATGTGTTTCAGTAACACCGGGTTCATTTAATATCGGATCATTATTCAATAAAGTACATAAATTCAACAACACAGTTGAAATGGTTTGACAAGAGGTCCATTGTTCGCCTCGCCAGGTATTCAACAAAGAAATACATACTTTTCCACTGGTATATAAATTCGGATTAAACCGAATATTTTCCCCATTTGTACAATAAGTGACCGAAGGAGGACTATGAGGATAATCTATTGGATACTTGAATTCAAAAAAATAATTTCCCGCGAAATAAGGGGTCTCTCCAGGTCCAATAATTAGGGCATAACCTTTTAACATGTCTTCATCGTCATGAACATAATAAATACCATTATCAGTTAATGGATTTTTGATGATATCATGGACGTCTCTTAACAAGCGTTGTATAGTATCTTTTGATATAATCATATTTTTTGATTGACTGGATGACATGATTAGACGAATATTATTATATAATATAATGTAAAAATGGTTTTATATGTTTTATAAATATATATTTGTAGTCTTGAATATTTTACTTTTATCAAATAAATAAACAATGAGGTGAAATCCTTATTTTAGCGTGATTCTTATGAATTGCTTGAAAATGAAATGACCGATGTTCACAATCTTCATTCGTATCACTTAATATCATTTTTCCAGCATGTCGTATATTTTCAATCAATAATCTTTTTGGAATAAAATTCAAATTAAATTTACCATCGTAGTGACAATTTATAAATTTACTTGTTTTATAAATAGCAAATCCATTGAAAGCTGAATAACATGGAATCAATTTTCTTTTATCAATATGTTGAATTATTTTTTTTATATAATTCGCACCAATATCACGTTGTTTAAAATGATTACAACTTGCGACAAATGGTCGTATGGATAATGCCCAGGAATCATAATAATTATTTGGATAATTGAATGATAATGCGTCCCATTCTTTATTTCTATTTTTTAAATAGTTTTCTAATAAATTTATTTTCATTTTACGAGATCCTCTATCATCACAATCCATGACAACAAAATAATCACAATCACTGTATTTTTCACGAATTTGTTGAAGACAATAATTTCTTCCTTTGGCAATACGATGAGTTCTGTATATTGATAGAGGATCATTATTTATATGATAATTAAATATTGGATTTTTCGTTGCATATTCTTCCATTATTTTCAAAGTATTATCTTTTGAATGATCATAATATAATATAATCACATACTCGTCAAATAATTTACCGACTTGTTCCATGTTGGAAAAAACATCTTTTAAATATTTACCACACTCACGAACTGTTCCACAAATACAGCATTTCATTTTGAATAATATTATATATATTTGTATAAAATATTATTCTTCATTTTTCCTATTTTCCCCATTTTCGAAATATTTAATCACTTTTGTGTTAATATTGCGATTTAAATTCGTATTTTTAATTATAAATTGTTTTACCAATTCTTGATTTGAGATATAATTTTGTAATGCCAGATTAGAATTTTGAATACATTTACCGTGATTTTTTGCTGGTTTGTTTAATTCTTTCATCATTTTTTCTCGATTAGTTATTTTTATTCCTAAAGGGGATAATTTTTGATTTAAATATTCAAAACAGGTATCCTTATTTATTAATTTGTAATAATCTACAAAAATAACATTTGATTTTTTTTCAATTATACTCATGTATAATGAATAATACAAATTGTATACTTGAATAATATCATGAAATTTATATTGTCCAAGTAATAAAGTGTCGAATAATTTGTTTTTAATAAATTTAAATTCATATGCGTGTTTTTTGATACTGTATATCCAGTTGTAAACATTTTTATACAATACAATTACACCCATATTTTTCATATGAATATATTTATTCAATACATTTTTTAAAAAACAATGTTTTAGATGAACACTATTTATCCATTGCGGGTCGTTTTCTGGTTTATCAAAAACACGAATATTTTGACTTGTATTGATATTCACAGTTTCTGCATTCGATAAAATATTGTTAAGTAAATTCGTTCCGCTATTAAACGGTCCAATACAAAAGAGTTGGTTTATTTCATTTAATGACATATTTTGTATTTTTATATTTTATATATATATTATATAAATGGAAAATAATTGTAAATATATATCTATTCGAGGATTGAAACGATTGTGTAATTTTAAATCCAGAGTTTATATTTCAGATACAAAAGATGGTAAAGATTATTTATATGATATGCTTAAAAAGAATAAAATGTTTGACGGAATGTCTATTTTTGTAACAAGTGATTTGCTGGAGTTTTTTGTAAATGAAATTCTATATAAAATCAAACATAATTTTATTTTGGTTTCGGGAATGTCAGTAAAAACATGTCCAATAGAAGCATTAAAAAAAGCGAGTTTATTTAAACTCGTCAATTATAAATATTTAATAAAATGGTGTTCCCAAAATAATACGATTCAATATTATCCAAAGGTTTTACAAGTTCCACTTGGAATTGATTTTCATTCAGTGTATAATAATCCAAATAAATGGACAAAATTAGTAGATGGAAATACTCCAGTAGAACAAGAAAAATATCTTATTGATATCGCAAATAATTCGGCACCATTTTATGAAAGAATCAACAAGATTTATGTAAATTTCAGTATGAATACTGATAGATTTAAACAACGAAAAGCATGTTTGAAAGAAATACCTCAAGATTTATTGGCTTATCACCAAGAAAAAATGAAAAGAACGCAAACATGGGAACAAACTGTTAAATATTCGTTTGTATTATCTCCGTATGGAAATGGAATGGATTGTCATCGACATTGGGAGGCATTAATTTTGGGATCAATACTTATTATAAAATCGAAAGAATTTATTAAAATGTTTGAGGATTTACCAGTATTGATTGTAAATGATTGGAGAGATGTCAATCAAGAATTATTAGACAACACGATTGAATTATTTAAAAACAAGACATTTCATTATGATAAACTTACTTTAGAATATTGGAAAAATATAATATTTTAGTGTTTTTACTATATATTTTTATTATATTTTTATTATTATTATATTTTTATTATTATTATATTTTTATTATATTATATTAAAAATGATAATGACTTTTGATGAACGAGTAAATTTTTACCTGGGAGAAGAATTGTTAAAATTTGAAAAAATAGATATTAGTAAATATCCGGATGTCATAACAATTAAAAATTTAACAAATAAAGTAAATGTTTTTGATACTATCTATGATGTTCCTTTGATAAAATTACTAAAAAAAACAAAAAATACGGATAAAAAATTTATTTTTAGAAGAGCTGATATCATTAAATCAACCGAACAAAATTTTTTAACATTGTGTAAAAATAGATGTGATGGAAACAATGATTCCGTATTGTTAAGATGTTTTAATTTTGATCGTCATTGGGGTAAATTTTATAATAAACCAAAAGATATAGATTTTAATAAAAAAATACAGAAAATTTTTTGGAGGGGAACAACAACAGGATGTTCTGACAATTATAAAGCAGAAAAATGGTGCCCGCGACAGGTAAATCGTTTTGTAATGATGAAAAATTGGTTCAATAAAAATTCAAATATTGATGTTGGGTTCAGTTCTATTCATCGCAAATGGTTAGAGCCGGTATTTAAAAAATATCTTAAAGGACCATGTGATATTACATATTTTTTAAAATATAAATACATTTTATCAATTGAGGGAAATGATAAAGACAGTGGGTTAAATTGGAAATTAAATTCAAACTCGGTAGTGTTAATGCCAAAACCACGTGTTACGAGTTGGTTAATGGAAACAACATTAATACCGAATTATCACTATGTTTTATTGAACGACGATTTTAGTGATTTAGAAGAAAAATTAAATTGGTGTAATAATAATCAGGAAGAATGTGTTAATATTATAAAAAACGCAAATTATTTTATGAGTCAATTTTTAGATTATAAAAATGAAGAAAAAATAGAAGAAACAGTTATAAATAAATATTTTAGTATAGTTAGTTGAAATATAAAATTATATATTATATATTATATATTATAAATGTTTGATTCAAGAAGATTTTGGGAGAATAGATATAAAAATAATGGAAATAGTGGATGTGGATCTTATGGGCATCTTGCCGAATTTAAAGCAATTGTAATAAATAATTTTGTATATAAAAATAATATTAATTCAATTATTGATTATGGTGTAGGTGATGGTAACCAATTAAAATTAATTAATACAGAAAATATAAAATATACTGGTATTGATATTAGTCCTACAATTATAGAAAATTGTAAAAAAATATATGAATTCAAATATTCAATTAGCAAAACCCGTTATAAATGATATATTAGTGAATTGTGAAAATAAAAAAATGTTGGTTTTTGGGTTGGGTCATGATTCTGAATTATGGTACAATGCTACCAACACGAATACTTTATTTATTGAAAATAATGAAACATATATAGATTTGAATAAAAATATAGACCCTAATAATATTATTTATTATGACTATCAAAATATATCAGTGAATTCAAGTTTAGATTTGACAGAAACACAAATTTCAGAATTTAAGATTCCTGAAAAAATATTAGAAAATGCTCCATTTGATATTATTTTAATAAATGATCCAAACGGATATAATGATAATTGTCCGGGAACACTATTACCTATTTATTGGAGCAAACATTTTTTATCAAAAGAAGAAACGATAATATACCTGGATAATGCTTCACGTAATTTAGAAAAAAAAAGTATAAATAAATATTTTTTAACTAATAAAAAGAATTATTTTAAAGAACGTCTTGGAACTATGAAAATAATTATATAAATTATATTATCTTAATTATATTATCTTAATTATATTATCTTAATTATATTATCTTAATATAATGAAGATTGCTTTAGCTTTTTGGGGATTGACACGGAGTTTAAAATATACCATAGATTCGATAAACAATAAAATAATTAATAAATTTAAAGAAAATGGAATTCAATACAAAATATTTATGCATACATGGGTCATTCATTCTCCTTATAATAATTCGCGGTCGGAGGAACATGGAATTTTATTAGACAATACAGAATATAATCTGTTGAACCCGGATTATATTGAAATACACGACCAAGACGATTTCAAAAAAAACATTAATTTTAAAGCATTTAGAACGCATAAAGATCCGTGGAATACAAAGTATGAAACAGTGGATAATTTTATTTGTGCGATGTATTCTAAAGCAAGATGTACGCAATTAATAGAAAACAGTAATGAAATTTTTGATTATATTATTTTTTTGAGACCAGATGTATTATATTTGAACGATTTCAACATAAATTTTTTAAAAAAGGTGAATAATAATACTATATGTATTCCAAATTTTGGGTTATCTACTAATTTTAATGATCGGTTTTGTATAGCGAATATGATAACGTATAAATTATATGGATATATATTCAATAAATTGTTTGAATATAGTAAAAAGTATCCGTTACATTCTGAAACCATTCATTATAAAGTAATGGTTATAAATAAGATTAAAATGGAAAAAATAAATTTTTTTTTTAAAAGAGTAAGAGCAGATGGAAAAATTTCTTTTAGAGATGTGAAAATTCGTTGTCGATGATTATATGTATTTTTTATTGTCTAATACTTTATCAGATTTATAATTTGGAACATTTATTACGGGTTCGTTTGTTGCTCCTTTTTTAATACCAATAAAGTATAGGTCTTTAGATTTCATATTATAATAACTATTCCAAGAAATAAAATTATTATTCAAGTCTAAAACATTATTTATATCCTTGATAGTTAAATTTTTATAATAGTCTTGCATGTCTTCTAATTTATGAATTGTTCCATAAGAACTTTTTGGTGCGGTTCTTCGCGTTCCGTGTTCTGGTCTTCCAAATCCCGCACAAGTAAATACAAATAAACCATTTTCTTTCAGCATATTATAAATTTTTAATAATGATTCTCTATATGTTGGGTCATGTTCAAAACATTCCGTTGAAATAATTGTATCAAAATAATGATCTTCAAATGGTAAATCTTTTGTTTTTGAAACGATCGTTACATTTTTTGCTTCAGCAACATCATTTCCATTATATTCACAATCAGTAAATAAATAACGATTATTTCCATTTATATCTCCAGATCCTACATCTAAAACTATTTTATTATTAAAAAAATCAGGTAAAGATTTTTTTACAAATTCTACAAACTTTTTTGCTTGAAGATGCATGTATTATATAATAATATAAAAATAATATAATTCTATAATTATCTAATTATCGAATCACCTAAAAAGAATCTCTGGTGAAATTCGGATTTTCGCATTATTTTTATTAATTCCCATTAAATGAAATGCTCGATGTTCGCAGTCTTCGAATAAAGCATTCACATTTCCGTAATCTTTGAATACCATCAGTGAATTTGCGGCGCGTTGATGTTCTACCAGTTTATTTTTTGGTAAAAGGTTAAAACGGACCCTACCATCATAGTAACAATTTCTAAATCGTCCAATGCGATAAATTGCGAATCCGTTAAATGCCGAAATACACGGCAACAATTCGCCTGGTTTCAGCATATTCAATAGTTTGGTCACATGGTGTTGAATTATATCGTAAAATACTACGTTATTTTCAAAATGATTATAGCTGAAATTATATGGTTTGATTGACAACGCCCAAATATCATAATATTTTGGAAATGTTTGAAATGACAAGGCATCCCAGTCGTCCCGGTGTAAATATTTTCCTAAAACCTCGGGATACACGGTTTTACAATTGACATCGTCGCAATCCATCATGATGAAAAAATCAAAATCACTATGGTCTCGCCTTATTTTGTTAATACAAAAATTCCGTGCTTTTGCGATTCGGTGTGTTCGAAAGGGTGACACTTTTTGCTTATTTACATGATACATCAGTTTTTGATTTGTTTTTCCATACTCAATAATTTTTTCTAATGTATTATCGTTTGATTTATCACAATACATTATGATAATATAGTCCTCAAATAATTCGCCGATTTTTTCAATATTGGAAAATATTCTGTCTAAATAAGGTCCGCAATTTTTCACGGGTCCGCAAAAACAACATTTTTTGGGTTTTATTGTTGTTAGTTTTGTGTTAGCATTTACGGGTGTATCGTCTGTGTTCATTATTTATAATATACAATACTTTATTTTGAAGAATCCTACCAAATAATTAAGAAATGATTGGGTTTCATTTTATAATAAAAAATTTACAGCATAACAGATTACATATTTTATATTTTATTATTTTTTTTAAATAAAATTAAATATTATATAATTAAAAAATTGAAATAGAAATAATTATAGTAGTAGTATATAAGTCAAATTAAATGGGAACAACATGTGAATATCAAGATCTAAATGAATTCTTATCAAAGCATAAATCACAACAAACAAGAAAAGATGATAATTCAACTGAAAAAACAATAATCACGCATACACGAATGCCTGGTAAGGGTATATATGGTGGGTCCTATTTTATACCAAAAGAAAAATATCAGCTCTTTTATCGATTGTATTATGAGGAGGTCTTTGTAAGGAAAAAACCAGATCATCTTACCGAAAAACAGTTGGAAGTAGGCGGACCCATTTGTGTAGATTTAGATTTCAGATATAGTTATGATGTAGAAGTAAGACAACATGATGCTGATAATATTTCCGAAATTATTAACTTGTGTTATTTGGAGCCATTGAAAGAATTCTTTGTTTTTGAGAATGGTAAGAAATTTCCAATATATGTTATGGAAAAGCCGCATGTAAATCGTTTGACAGACGGATCATTAACAAAGGACGGTATTCATATTATTATTGGTGTTCAAATGAGTAAGGTCATGCAAGTGATGTTGCGCGAAAAAGCTCTGGAAATCCTACCTGAGACAATCACTATGGATACATTGCCAGTGATTAATGATTGCGAGGCAATTATTGACGCAGGTGTTGCCAAGGGTAGTGCCAACTGGCAAATGTATGGATCATGTAAGCCTGGAAACGAAACATATGCTCTAACTCATTATTATGAGGTTGATTTTGATGAAAATGATTCGGAATTCCAGGTGACAGAGAAACCATTAATCGAAATAGATTTGGCAAAAGATTTGTTTAAATTATCGGCTCAATATCCGGATCATCCTTGTTTTGAAATAAATCCCAAAATGAAAGAAAAAATAGAGGAACGCGAACGTAATAAAAAAAAACCAGTAAATATAAGACGTATTCAAAGTAATACCAGAATAATTCCGTTGATTAATAATGAGGATCAGGATTTTTCGAACACTCCATTAGAAGATATTGAAAATGAACAAATATTGGATCGGGTAATTCAAAGTATTCATTCAAAATTAATGTCTACTGAACAAAATGTAAAAGAACTCCATGATTATACAATGACCCTCCCAGAAAAATATTATCAACCTGGATCACATGAATTAAACCGTATGGTTGCTTTTGCGTTAAAACAGACTGACCCGCGGTTGTTTTATACTTGGATAAAACTGCGAAGTAAAGCGAGCGACTTTGATTATTCGACAATTCCAAAATTGTTTCAAGATTGGAATAGATATTTCAAAGTAAGACCAGATGGCGTGACTGGCGCATCAATTATGTATTGGTCAAAGCAAGACGCACCAGATGAATATTGGAAAATAAGAAAAAATTCTGTAGAGCATTGTGTAACGGAAACCATTATTCAACCAACGGATTATGATTTTGCGACTGTTTTGAAGAAATTATGTGGAGACCGTTATGTATGTAGCTCAATTAAAGATAAAATATGGTATGTATTTCGAGGTCATTGTTGGGTTCAAGATAAAGGTACTACCATTCGAAACATTATATCTACTGATATGTATAAATTATATGTTGCCAGACGAGACAAAAATATGATAGATATGGAAAGTACTCCATCAGATGATCCAAAATATGAGGCGATGAAATCGTTATTAAAAGTCCTTAATGTCATTATTCCAAAACTGAGAATGGGTACTGAAAAAAACAACATTATGCGTGAAGCAATGGAAGTCTTATATGATGAGGAATTTGATAAACGTGTTGATAAAAACAAGTATTTACTATGCTGTCGAAATGGTGTCATTGATTTGAAAAATTGTGTGTTTCGAAATGGACAGCCAAATGATTATATTACGAAATGTACAATGATTGATTATTATGAATTTGACCCAGAATATAACCGTGAATCTTCCTTACAAATTAAAGATTTGTTTGATAAGATTTACCCAGAAAAAGAATTGAACAGATACATGTGGGATCATTTATCTGGATCATTATTTGGTGAGAATATTAACCAAACATTCAACATCTATTTGGGTAATGGAAGTAACGGTAAATCCAAAATTACGAAATTAATGTCATTGGCATTAGGTGATTATTATGGAACTGTTCCATTAGCACTCATCACTGAACGCCGAAATGCGATTGGCGGAACATCCTCGGAGGTGATGAATTTAAAGGGTGTTAGATATGCTTGTATGCAAGAGCCTACCAAGGAAATCCAATTGAATGAAGGTGTGATG